GCCCAGAGCATTAAGCGCATCTACAGCTTCACCGGATTTATTAAGTACCGCATCACCGATTTTATCTCCGATATCCTTAAAAATATCAGCAATATTATCGCCAGTGACGCCTGCTTTTTCAGCTGCAAATTGCCACGCTAGTAACTCTTGAGTAGATACTTTAAGTGATTTTGCCCAACGATCCGTTTCGGTTATCTGGTCTGATGTGCTTTTTAGTAATGCGATACCAGCAGTAGCAGCGGTAACTGCGGCCCCGGCAGCAGCTACACCCATAGTCGCAATAGCAGCCCCTGCAACCTTAACGTCTGACTCCACCTG